GTCCGCCCCCGCCCCCGCCGCCCGCTCCGGGCGCCTGACCTTTACTTATGCGGACCGGTGAAGAGAATTGACTCTTTGCCGGTCCGTGTGCTATGCGCTAACCTCGGCGATCAAAGGGCGCCAAAACCGCAGGCGCACACCCCTTCACCCCGGAGGACAACGTGCCAGCCGAGGAACTCTTCAGCGCCCCGTCCGACCTCACCCTCGCGTCCGACACCGACCTCGCCGAACTCGAAACACGCGGCGTCGCCGAATTCGACCGCGTCCACAGCTCCGACAACGTCGACCCCGAGACCCTCACCTACGCCATGCGCGTCGCCGAAGACCTCGACCGCATCCGCGCCGAACTCCGGGTCCGCGAGGTCCGCGCCGAACAGCAGGCGTCCCTCCAGCAGAACCGCGTCGCCGACCAGCTCTCCCAGCTCCAGGCCCGCGTCCACGGAACCCCCGCCGCACAGGCCGCAGCTGACGCTGCGCCCGCCATCGACGTGGAAGCCATCGCCGCCGCCGCAGCCCGCGGCGTCACCACCGGCATGGCCACCCTGATGATGGACCGCCGAGGCGGCAGCGTGCGGCCCGACGAGATCGCCCGCCGCGCCACCGCCTCCCTCGCCGAGACCGCGCAGCACGCCCCCGCGCCGAACGTCCCCACCCAGCGCCTCGCCATCACCGCCAGCGTCGACATCCCCGGCGTCGCCCGCGGCGAAGGCCTCACCACCCTGGCCGCACTCGCCGACATCACGTCCCGCAAGGCCAAGTCGATGCCCATCACGCAGGGCGCCCCCAGCGAGCAGCTCGTCGCGTCCATCCGCAACGAGTTCTCCCACAGCATCGACGACCGCACCAAGCGCGGCGAAGTGAAGGAACTCATCTCCTTCATGACCAGCCCCGCCAAGCAGGCCGCCCTCGTCGCAGGCGGCGGATGGTGCGCCCCGTCCGAGACGCGCTACGACTTCTTCAACATCGCCTGCGAGTCCGGCATCATCGACCTGCCCACCTTCGGCGTCACCCGCGGCGGCATCGAGTTCCCCGTCAGCCCCTCCCTCGCCGACGCCCTCGCCGGCGGCACCGCGTTCGCCGGTTTCGCGCAGGGCACCTTCTCCAACACCTCCCAGCCGTGGCTGTGGACCGAAGCCGACGACATCGCCGCCGCGACCGGCTCCCCGACCAAGCCGTGCATGCGCGTCCCGTGCCCGGACTTCGACGAGGAACGCCTGGAGCTGTACGGGTACTGCCTGACCGCAGGCAACCTCACCGACGACGCCTACCCGGAGGCGACACAGAACACGCTGCAACTGCTGATGGCCGCGCACGCGCACGCCATCAACGCCCGCCTCATCGCCCTCATGCTGGCCCGCTCCACCGCCGCCACCAGCATCACCGGCGGCGCCGTCACCGACGCCGCAGCCCCCCGCATCTACAACGCGGTCGGCCTCGCGGCGACGGACTACCGCGCCCGCTACGGCATGTGCATCGAGGACGTCCTCGAAGTCGTCCTCCCGTACTGGGTGCGCGACGTCATCCAGGCCGACCTCGCGTGGAAGGCGGGCGTGGAACTCGGCGACATTCCGCTCGCCGAGATCAACCGGTACTTCACCGCCCGCAACATCGCCGTCCAGTGGGTCAACGACTGGCAGGTCCGCGGCGCCGGACAGTTCGGCAACGCCACTGGGCTACTTGCCTGGCCGACGACGGTCGACTTCCTCATCTACGCGGCCGGCACGTTCATCCACGGCCAGGGCATGACCCTCAACCTGGGTGTCATCCGCGACAGCGTCCTCAACGAAACCAACGACCACACATCCGCATGGAGCGAGGAAGCGCACCTCATCGCCCGCGTCGGCCACGAGTCCCGCCGGTACACGGTCGGCTTCAACGTCAACGGCTCCACCAGCGCGCTGCTGACCGGCACGGTCCGGGTCTGACCCGGACCAGGGCTGTGAACCGAACTGATGACGAAGGGTGGTGAACACGCATGGCACGCCAGCTCATCGACCTGCCCACCGTGTTCACCGCCCTGCCGTACGGGCTGTGGGACACGATCCAGACCCCCAGCTCGGACGGCCCGCACTGGCAGGGCGGTGTCACCTGGGTCGAGCGCTGCCCAACGGGTGACACCACCTACGACGAGTGCCTCGCCGTCACCGGCACCGGAGGGCCACCCCCAGAACCGCCTGCGAAGACACCCAACGTCGAGCAGACGTACCGGGGCGCCACCCCGTTCACTGTGATCGCCGAGTTTCAGTGCACGCCGGTCGGTCTCGCCGATGCACAGAACGTCGCCCGTGACGCGCTCACCCGCGTCGAGCAACAGCAGGTTGAGGCGGCGTTCTGGACCGGCACAGCGGCCGGACAGCAGGTGGTGTTCCCACACCTGGCCGGCGACACGGAGACCGTCGACGGCGATGTCGTGCTACAGCCTGTCGCTTCCCCGGTCGTCACCGGCGCGGACGTCGCGCACGCACTCGGCGCGCTGGAGCAGGAACTCGCCGACTGCTACAAGGGCCAGGGCCTCATCCACGTACCCCAGTCGGCGCTGCCCACCCTGACGGCGTGGAAGCTGGCCCGCCTCGACGACACCACCGGCCGTCTGGTCACCCCGGCGGGGAACCTGATCGTCGCCGGGGGTGGCTACCCGGACACCGGCCCGGACGGCTCGACGCCAGCCGACGGCACGGCATGGATCTATGCGACCGGCGCCGCGTTCGGGTACCGCTCCGACGTGTTTTTCACGCAGGTCCCTGACTCCCTGGACCGCTCGTACAACACCCTCCGCATGCAGGCCGAGCGGAACTACCTGATCGGCTTCGAGTGCTGCCTTCTGGCCGCGCACATCGTCCTGGGCGTGCCCACCGAATAGGAGTAGACCACCATGGCAGCTACCTCCACCTGTGTGGTGCCGATCAAGGGCACGCACATGCGGATCATCGAACTCGACGTGTGCGGTGTCCCCGTCACCGGCGCGTCCGGGATGGTCGTCGTCAACGACAGCTTCGTGCAGATCGTGCGCTCCCCTCAGTACGAGGAGGGCACCGAGTTCTTCGAGCGCAACGCGGCCGGCGCGCCGTGCGTGAACCAGAAGGACGACCCGACGCTGAAGCGGTTCAACCTGACCGTGCAGCTGTGCTCCATCAACGTGTCCGCGACCGCGTTCGTCATCTCCGCCCGCGAACTCGTCACCGGCACCCCGACGACCGGCACCGGTTTCGCCGTCGCGGAAGGCCAGCCCACCAACCGGTATTCGCTGGAGGTGTGGCAGGAGGTTGCCGGGCAGGGCGCCTGTGACGCGGACGGCAACCAGCGGTTCATCTACAACGCGTTCCCCAACGTGGGCGCGACGATGCTCGGCGACTACACCATCGAACTCAACCGCTCCATCTTGGAGTTCACGAGCGAGACCCGGGCGGCTGCCGCATCGTGGGCGGCGCTGGTGGGCGCGGACTGGCTGCCTGCCGGGGAGACCGTGGAGACGGACGAGCACTACGTGTACAACGTGACGACGACTCCTCCGCCGACCGCTGCCTGCGACCCGACGACGCTCGCCGCATAACGCACGGACCCGGGAGGGGGAGCCATGGCGCTTGCCCAGTACAGCGAGCTGTTCTGGTTCCCCTCCGGGGAGTTGGCCGCGAGTGTGACGGCCAGGGTGTTCCCCGAGAACTCGAACACTTTCGCCACCCTGTGGGCAGACGCCGCAGGGACGGTCCCGCTCGCGAACCCGACGTCCACCACGAGCGCAGGGCTGCTCGTCTTCTGGGCGGAGGAGGGCGAGTACTGGATTCACATCGACAGCGAATCGTTCCTCGTCACCGTGGGCGCGACGTCCAACGCCCCCACCGGACCGGCCGGCGGCGACCTGTCCGGGACCTACCCGAACCCGGGCGTGGCCGCAGTGAACGGGGTCGCTGTCACCGGCGTTCCGGTCGCCGGACAGGTCATCACGGCGACCAGCGGTGCGGCTGCTCTCTGGCAGACGCCCTCCAGCGGCGGGGCGCTCAAGGGATGGGCGACAGCGCGGATCGTAGACGGCGCCATTGCTGATCTACCTTCGGCAGCTGCGTGGACGATCGCGGTGACGTCCGTCGGCACCCCGCTTCAGTGCTCCATCGCGGCGGATCCGGGCGACCTGATCCATCTTGAGGGCGACTTCATGCGCAACGGGGCGCACTTTCTTGACTGGGCACTGCTCGACAGCGCGGGGGTGCCCGACGAATACGGCACCACCCGCACTAGTACCCCACCCGCTGAGGGGTCGCCTTCGATGTACCCGTCCACATCGTTCAGCTACGTGCAGGGTGGCAAGTTGTTCACGGTTGGGGCTGGCAACATCAGTGCCGGACAGATCACCATCGCCCTCACCCACCAGGGAACCTCGCCCGGCAGAGTGTTCGCGCACCCCACGTACCCGTTCGAAATGACGCTGCTGAACTTCGGGTCCGCGTGATGGCAGCTCTTGGAACGGGAAGGTGACATCGTGCCCGTCATCAATCAGATCCTGAGCCAGCCGTCCGGGACGGGCGGTATGCGTGGCCCGTGTGCGGACTGGCCGGTGACGTGGACGTGCGAACTGTCGACGCTGAATCCGGCGGTGACTGGGGTGGCCGTGTCGATGGCGACGGAGACGCTGTACGCCCTGACGGGGATGCGGTTCGGGCTGTGCGAGGTGACGCTCCGCCCGTGCCGGTCCGATTGCGGCGACGGTTCGTTCTTCGACGACTTCGGGCCCCCGTGGACGGGCGGGTCGTGGCCGCAGCCCGCACTGATCGGCGGCCTGTGGTTCAACCTCGTCTGCGGCGGGTGTTCGTCGGGGTGTTCGTGCGGTGAGGTGTCGGAGGTGCGGCTTCCGGCCCCGGTGTACGACATCACGGAGGTGGTGGTCGACGGGGTGGTGCTGGCGGAGTCTGCGTACCGGCTGGACAACAACCGTCTGTTGGTGCGGACGGATGGCGGGCAGTGGCCGCGCTGCAACGACCTGTCGCTCGACTCCGGGGTGGGGACGTGGTCGGTCACGGCCCGGTACGGGGAGCCGTTGCCGGAGGGGGCCGCGCTGGCGATGGGCCAGCTGGCGTGTGAGATCGCGAGGGCTGCGGCGGGCGGGGACTGCAAGCTTCCGGCGGGGTTGCAGCAGTTGGTGCGGCAGGGTGTGACGATCAGCTATCCGGATGTGGGCGAGCTGTTCAAACAGGGCCGCACCGGGCTGTATCTCGTGGATGCGTTCATTGCGACGTGGAATCCGTACGGGCTGCGGCAACGCTCGCGGGTGTACTCCGTGGACCGGCCGACGGTACGTAGAGCGGGGACGTGACCATGCCGATGATCTCTGGCGAGCTGAAGTGGTACGAGGTCGCCTCCCGCCTGGAGCAGGCGATCTACGCCGAACTCACCGTCACCCCCGACCGGCACGGCGTCGTCCCCGGCGCGATCGCCTGGGACGCCTGCGACTGCGGCCTCCTCGCCGTGTCCGTCGGCCCGATCTATCCGACGGAGCAGTTCCCCAACCCGGTCCAAGTCCGCGTCGGCGGCTGCGACGCCCCGTGGGAAGCCGCCGAGATCATCATGCAGGTGGTGCGCTGCGTACCCACCCACGACGAGAAGCCGCCCACCGTGGCCGCCCTCGACGCCTCAGCGCAGGAGATCCTGCGCGACGCGTACGAGATGATGCGCGCCGTCTCCACCACCCTGTGCCAGATGAACAAGGACCGCGAGATCTCCGACTTCGTCATGCGCGCCCTGACTCCGCAAGGGCCGTCCGGCATGTGCGGGGGCAACGAACTGCGTGCGGTCGTCTCCCTCCCACGGAACTGAGGGCGCCATGTTCACGGTGTCGACGAGCTTCGACCTCCACCGCACCGCGATTCAGCGGATGCTGCGGCTGCCCGGCGGCATCGTGTACCGGGACATGGAACGCCGCGTCCGCCGCGTCGAAGCCGTGGCCCGCGACCGGGCGCCAGGCAGCATGGGTCAGGGCAACAACATCACCGTGCAGATCCGGCCCGGCCCGGGCGGCGACTTCCAGGGAGTCCTGAACGTCCGCCACCCTGCGGCGCTCTTCGTGATCTTGGGTACGCGTGCGCACCCCATTCGACCCGTTCGCGCACGCGCATTGAAGTTCAACATGGGCGGCCGAACGGTGTACGCCAAGGCGGTTTTCCATCCCGGCAACAAGCCGAACGATTTCCTGAAGGAAGCCCTGCGCGCGGCGCTCTGACACCCCGGAACGATCATGGCGGGGGCGAACCTACCGTCACCCGCATGACCGAGCTGCTCACGCACCCGAACGGCGCCGCACCCGCCGCGCCCCCCATCACGGCCGCCGCTGCGCCTCCCGCAGCCCGGGACTTCAGCCGCAAACGCAAGCCCCTTACCTTCACCATCGACGACGACACCTTCGAAGCCGCACGCGCAATGCCCGCCGAAACATACGCCGAATTCGTCGCCACCTACACCGGCGTCGAAGACAACGCGGGCACCCAGGACATCTACAAGGCCATGTCCACGGCCCTCCAGCTCGTCCTGCTGCCCGACAGCTTCACCCGCTTCAGCGAACGCCTCCGAGACCGCACCAACCCCATCGACCTGGAACAGATGACCGACGTCATCCTCTGGCTGATGGGCGAGTACGGCATGCGCCCTACACAGCCGTCGCAGCCCTCGTCGGATGGGCCTGCCAGCCCGGAATCTGGCACCAGCTCGACGGAGAATACGCAGCCCGCGGAGTCGACCTCGGCGCCCTCCCAGCCGACCGCTTCCTGAACGTCATCTACACCGAGATGCTCCAGCGGCTGATCATCCGCGAAGGCCAGACCGAGGAACAAGCGCGAGCCCGATTCGACGCCGACCTCGGGGTTTCCGCATGGGCACGCCCCGGCCATGACCGCAGCGAACCCGAACCCGTCCAAGAC